GCTTACTTTCTTCTGCGTAAAAATTCTGTGCAAGAGCAGTTCCAAGTTGATCAAGCTCCATCATCTTCTTCGTCTTTTCTTCTTCTAATGCTTTTTTGAGCTCGCCAATTTCTCGACCTTGTTTCGATAAAGACTGTTTGGTTGCTGAAGAAGCAATCCATTCAGATAACTTTTGAGTAACTTCCTCGCCATTTATCTTGTGGGTTACCGTTATATCATCCAATTCTTCTAAAGTATAACTTTCTGTTTCGGTAGACTCGTCATCTCCACTTTCAGCTTCTTTAGTTTCTTCTTCTGATACAGCTTCTTCTACAGTTTCATCTTCTTCATTTGGTGCAGCTTCTTCTTCAGAGGCCAGGTCTTGAGGTGCCTCTTCTGATTCGGCTGGGGGCGCTTCAGCCTCGGGTAAAGATTCTTCAGGTTCGGGTACAAGTCCAGCTTTTTGAGCCAGAGGTGAATTCCTGAGAATGTTATCGAGTTGTGCGTCTTCGTCACCGCTAGGAACACTAACGTCATCCGTTTGGGTAGAGGTTTGTTGTTCAGCCATTATTTACCTCCCTTTTTAAGGGTGGTAACTTTTGTTTTAGGCTTTTCGCCTTCCACAAATTCTCTTATTTTAAGCAGTCCTGCAATTTCAAGTGCGGTTTGCCTAAGGCGAAAAACACCTTGAGGCCCTGCTCCTTCTACATTAAGTGCCGTATTTAATGCAGAATCAATATTCTTTATAATCATATCGTGTTTACCATTTTCAATTAGCGCCATTCATTTTCTCCTTCATTGCTTGTAAGTTGGTGCCATAAGTTTCTATTTGTAACATCTTTTCTTTCACAGAACCAAGTGCCATTGCACAGTGATATAAGTGATCTCGAGACTTATTCTCGTGGGGCTCCGTATTAAGCCACTTTAAAAATAAATCTACAAGGATTTCGCCGTAGGCTTCTGTAAAGAATTCCTCTCGATGTTGCTTAGAAAACTTGGCATTCGCCAGCGCTAACTGAGCTTGTCTATCGGGATGTATTTTACTTGTCAGCCTCTTCTCGGCATTTTCTCTATACTTATCCATTATTATTATACTCCACTATCCATAGGGGTCCTGGGTGGTCTAACCGCTGCTTGTTGTTGTTGAGGTGCTTGTTGTCCACCATTAAGCCCTTGTAACACTTGAGAGGCTACTTGAGCAACACCCTTCATTGGATCTTTCCTAACTTCCATTCCATCTAATACTTCTTTAGCCATTTCGATTAATTCATTAAAAGCAGGTTTCTGAGGAATAGTAGATTCATCTTTTTCTGCTTTCATGGCTAAGTCAGCCCACTTCTGAAAGTGTGTATCAATAGCTATTGCTAGTTGTCTTGCATTATCTTGACGAGCATTATCTGATTGAGTATCAGTATAACGGACATTAGCTTTTGCTTGTTCAATTTCACTTTGAATTTTTTGTTCTGCAACTTTCTTTGCTTGCTCTTTTTCTTGTTTTTGTTCTTGTAATGCTTGTGCAGTACTTTGCATAAACTCAGGTGTTGTATGATCTTTTAAGTAATCTGAAGGTTCTAAATCAAGAGAATTTAAAAGTTGATTAGCAATAATAGCATAAGCATCAGGTTTAAGCAAAGAGCCAGCACCTGCTTGGTTTAATAACGGTATTAAATCTTTAGCTAATAATTGTAATTTATCTCTTTTATTAGCATTAGAATTTTCACCAAGATCTACATCAACCTCAAGTGACATCATCTTAGGTAACTTACTAATATCTACATCTAATACACCATACTTGGGGTCTTGCATAGACATTTTATCCATGTTTTCTATCATACAAGTGTAAACACCTTCACATAAGCGTTTAAATCCAGTTTCGGCAAAACGCCTACAAATATGTTGTACACGCTTCTGCGAAGCACTCATTACCTGGCTTAGCTTTATTTCAGAATTTCCTGAAACAAAGAGTTCATCCTGGAGACCTTGTGCTGCTTTAGACATACCTGTTGCTTGTTCTTTATGGCGCTGTAGGTACTCCAGGATCGGAACAGTACCAGTCGAAATTTGTTCTGGAGGAAGTGCTGATACTGCAGCCGTAGGGTTTCCGTTGGTCGGTATAAGATCCTTTGGTTTCATGTTTTGTAACGCGCTAAAATCAACCACGTTAGGATCCGCGAGTTTAGGACTATAGTTAGTAAGATAAGTATTTTCTACAAATCCCCTAAGTATAGCTGTTGAGGCAAGAGTGGAACTTCGCGTCATATCCGCAACAGACAACCCATAGAATTCGTATGGGATTTCGAAAGGACAGATTGAACAAAGAGGAATATATTTAGCATCTTCCTCAAACAGAATAACATCACCTGCAACAATAATATGTTTAAGTTCGGCGATGCCATCACCATCACGGTCTACTTTAATCCAACACTCTGTTACACTAACAGGTTGATTGGCCTCTAATATACTGTCTGGTTCACCTGTCCAATAAGTTTGTCCTGTAATTTCTTTTCGAGAAGATTGTTCTGGTTTAAATAACTTTTCAGTTACAGTATACTTACTATGTAACTTTTCCCATTCTTGTACTTTATCAGCAATCTCTGGCCATTCTTGTCTTATTTCAGACCTGGTCATATCAATTTGAATACCAATAAAACTGGCATCTTCCAGAGTAGTAGCTTCTCTACTTATAAGAAAGTTTTCCGGAGGAATATTTTCTATTTTAACTCTTGAATTATCAATAGTTCTTTTTAGTCTTACATTCCTATAATTACCTTCAACATCTAACTCTATATCTCCAACTAATTCTATATCAGTTTCTGCTAACTTAGCGTCTAATTCTAGCTCTGATATAGAATCAAATTCTTCAAATTCGTGTAATTTATCTTCGATATAATCCCAACGTAAAATAGCGTTCTTCCATAGAAGAGCACTCTTAACCCACGTATTAAGTACTTCCCATCCTTTATTCTTTTTAAAGATACAATAGTTAGTTACTTGAGAAGCCACATCTGCATTTGTTTGATCTTGCGGTTTAGCAGAATAAGGTAAAAACCTGGCCAGCTTATTGTTATTAAACATAAGTTCTGATATTAACGCAAGATAAGCTTCAACAGTTTCTGTTGTATCTGTAGAAACAATAGAAGACACACCATTAGGATATAAATGATTCTTAGGCATTCCTGCATATTCAAAAGTAGATTTCTGTCTCTCGTCTGACATTTCACTGGAATTTAGCCAAGCTCCTGTCGAGTTCGCTATTCCTTGTTCTATTTGTGTTATCAGCTGTTCATCAGTGACAGATTCTTTGTAACCATCCACTATCATTTATATAATCCTAACTATGGCCCACTCTGGGTACCTGTTAATATTTAAGGTTCGGCGTAGCCGCCTCGGGGACACCGAAAACCCCTTGCAACTAAGAAAGGAGAAAAGATCGTTGCGGGCGTACCTCGGGGATTATTCAAAGCGTTGAATAATCGGATTCTTTCCAGTGACAGACCACTTACCATCAGTCTCGTCCTTGGCTCTTTGTTTTTCTACTGCCTGATTTGCATTTTCTCTAAGGGCCTTTGTACGATTAGTAGTAGGATCCCATACTTTACCATTTTTATGTTTAACACCTTTTGGTTCTTTCCAAATCACTAGTGTACTCCCTTTGCTGTTTTGTCTCTAGTTTCTAGCTCCAATAATTCTTGAAGCTCCTTATCCGACAATTCAGTAACATCCTGTACCGTTGAATGCACTTCTTGACGTGATAACTTTGGTGTTTCATATTCTGCAACTTGCGCCGCAAGGGCAGCCGCAGTTCTTGTATCTCCTTTAACAATAGCATCTCCCATAATTAGTTTCATTACTTCTAACCCAGTGAGATTCAGAGATTCTAACTCTTTACCACGCTTCTTAAATTCCCCGAGAATCCTTGCGGCTTCCTCTCGGATCTTATTATTTTCTACTCTTGCCTTTGCACTTTTTAATTGCATTTCCTTGGCTTGTTCTGAAGATTCTATTATCTTGAGATTCTCGCCTCCGGGGTGCTTGGAGAGTTTTATTCTCGCAGCTTCAAGATTCTTTTTTAAATTACTCATAACCAAACCTCATCTGGGTTATTCTTTTTCAAATTCATGTGTCGCCAATGTACTTTGTCGTTACTTAATCTAAATTCATGAGTTCTCCTTACTTCCCAGGCTATCGCCAAGGCCATGATAAGATCATCATGATTTCCGGATAAAGCCTCAGTTTGTCCTTTATCGTTCGCAACATACGTCTTAAGTTCTGCAATAATATCTTTAGAAGGAATCCATATATCTTCTTCATCGATAGCCCTCTTCAAGTAACCTATTACCATTGGTTTAGTACTGGTAGTCATTCTGAACCCTGGTCTGGTACCTTCCTCATCGGTCATGGTAACCACACGTTTAGTCTGGTAGTAAAGGTTTACGTATCCCATTTGTTGGAGTCTTGTGATTGTCGCGACTCCCATCGAGTTACTTTCCACCGCAAGTAAAGCATTGTTAAAATACCTCCCAAGATAGAAAAGCACATCCCCAAAATTAGAGGGATCAACACTATTATCCCTGTACGTTGCACAAACATTACCCTCCTGGTTGAGAACCACAGCTGCACTGTAGTCTTGTCCCACTCCAAGGGATACGTCTGCTCCAATTAAAAATACGTCGTCAAACTTGGGTCCATTCCAAATTTCCAGAGGACCCTTACGAGCCTCATCAAAAGTCCCCATCATATCATTAAATACTCTGATACTCTCAGGTTTCTTAGGAATTAATCCTGCGACTTTTTCTTGGCTAAATACTGAGGAACCGGTGACGAGAAACGCTTCTTCAGCGGTTGCAGGATATTCTTGTTTAAACTTGTCTTCACCCGATTCCGCAATCTTGAGCCTGCGCCATAGAATTTGTCCATCAGTAAGCTGAAACTTTTCTTTATACTCTTCTTCATCGACAGTGAGTTCAAAACCTTCGTACACATCTCTGCAATACTCTTCAGTTTCAAACCAAGGAATAAATATGGGAATATATTCATTAATTCCTTCCTCCGCATCTTTAAATAACCTGTAGAATTCTCCACTGGCTCCGTTAGCCGTTGACTCTAATATTACTTCGGTGTCTTTCGCTTGTGAAATTCCCTGAAACAATCCCGCAAGTATTTCCTTGTCAAAATTCCAAAAGGCGATTTCCGAAAGGTGTGCGATTGTTGGTGTAGTTCCTCTTCCAGCTTCTTTAGCACCTGCTGTATACAACCTGTATCCCGAGTCGTTGTGCGCAAATTTAATCTCCTTAGCGTTAGAACGGTGAACCTCGGGTTTAGTCTCGGGGTTCATCCTTTCGATAATATTCTTACTCATGTCAAATAGTGCATCCGAAGTAGCACTATCGTGGGCCATCACTACTGACCTCGTATTGGGCACAAAGAAAGTTTTCCAGAAAACCCGGGCTGCACAATAGGTGGAAATACCTTGTTGTCTCGCCTTTAGGATAACCGCTCTTACCTTACCGGTCTCCGCTCTTTGTTTTTCCAATGCTGCATTAATAATTTTTTGAGGACCATTAAATTCAAAAGGTATAAAACCCTTAGAGGGGTCCTTCGTAATGATTTTAATTTCGTCTCTGGCAAAAGCGCTGAAATCTCCTTTGTGTTCCTTTACTTTCTCTCTGCGAGCCTTCTCTCTGAGAAGCTCCAACTTTCGACGATTTTCCATAAGTTACTCCTTAGGGCATTTTCCTACTCTCATACACAATTCCGGGGTAGGGCAGTATACACATGGCATATCATTTTTTAGTTTCATCACAACAATGACCTCCTGGTAAGATTTCTTTAAAACATCGGGGACATATGGTCATTTCTTTGGTGGCCTTCCTTTTTTAGTTCCGTAAGTTCCTGGTCCTTTTGGCATAGTATACCTCCTATTTTGTTACATAGTAAATAAAGCTTTAGTTCCATCATTAGTCATTTTTCTGGCAAACACAACCCACTTTAAACCTTGGGCCTGTAACCAGTTAGGATATTTCCTCCCTATATACTCTCGGAAAGAATTTCCCGTGGTCCATATGTCATCACATACGAGAACCCTGTCATTTGAATTATCTGTGGCATAATAGTTTAAAGCCCTTGCCAAAGGCTGACCTCCTCGGGGAATCCCTTCGGCCCTGCAAAAGGGTACCTTCTCCCTTTCCATTATCATGGCCGCCAGACAAGCCCACTCCTTTTCCGATAGGGCATCACACTCAATTTTCCAATTAAGCATTAACCCTGAGTGACTCTTAAACTCTCCATATTGAAACAAATCCATTTGTAGTATCTCCTTTATATCTATAGGGGATCTATACTTTTGTAAAATATGTGTTTATCTATTTGTACTATTTTTTGTAATTTCCTGGCCCATTTAGGTTTTACGGAGGTTGCATGATAATGCGTGGCCCCCTCAATTATCTCTGTAGTCTTTCCTGCCAGGACAGTTCTGGCTATCCTTTTGGATAACATCCAGGCTTCTTTCTCATATGGTTTATCACTTATATCATCCCATAGCCAACTGAACTGGTGTTTCTGTTTTACTACACCACACACAGAAGATGGATAATTTTCATGGAGAACTCTATTAACGACAACCTGCGCGACTGCAATTTGACCTGCCAGAGGTTGATCACGGGCCTCGTGGTATATATTCAGGGCTAGACATAACAATGCACTCTTCATTAACATTTAAAATTACCTCTTGTTTGTGTGTTGTTTTTTGGTGTGGTTTGGGTACCCCCGGCCTGGTCCTGGGGTCCCCCCCGCCTGTCGCTGCCCCGTCCTGGGGTTGCGGTGTCGCTGGTCGCGTGCGCGCGGGCCGTTCCGCCGGCGTCTGTCTTTCTCTCGTCCCGTGGGGGTTTGCCTATGGCTGCTCTTTCTTCTGGTCGCGCTGGTCGCGGCCGCCCTGCTGCGCGTCGCGTGGCTTCTTCTGCTGCGGTTTCCGCGGCTTCTTTCGCTCCTGCTTCTGCGGGGGCTTCCTCGGTGCCGGCTCCTGGCTGTGTGCCTGGCTCGTCTGCGGTTCCTGCCGCTTTCTGGGGTTCTTCCTGGCCTTCCGCTGTCGGCTCGGCGTCTTTCGTCGCTGCCTTCGGTGGTGTGGCTGTCGTCCTCTCGTTGGCTCCGCCTGCGGGTGTGTTGGCTCCTGAGCCTCCCCGTGCTGGTGCCTCCGGCGCGGTGGCTCTTTGGGCCTCTCCGCGCTCGGGTGCTCCCGGCTTCTGGGTGCGGGTTGTCCCGTCGTCCCTCGGGGTCTGCGCGCCCGCCTTCTCCGTGGCGCTCGAGTCCCTCCTCGGGGTCCCGGTCTTCCTCGGCGCTGCCGTGGCGCCTGGGTCTCGGTCTCGTGTCCCGGCTTCGGGCTTCTTCTGCGCGGCTGTTCCGGCGGCTCCTAAGGCCTCGTCGCCTTGGCCGGTGCCTGCCGGTGCCGGGCCTCGCGGGGTCGCTGGCGCGAACCCGCTCGCGGCGTTCCGTGCTGCCTTTGGTCGTCCGGTCGGCTAACGCCTCCCTTCGGGCCCTAACGGGCCCTCCTGGGGCCCTAACGGGCCCTGGGGGAACCCTAGTGTGACTTTTTATAGCTACGCTCATAGCTATAAATGGCTACATTAAGTGGTCAGCTTCAAAGGAAAGGAGATAAAATGAATAAAAAGTTTGAAGCTATTTCTGAGCTGCTGAACGGTGGGCATGACAAACTTAGTGCTCATCCGCCTGAAGTTCAGAAAATATTAATAAGAGACATTGCCTACTGGGGTAGTGAATCTTTAGCCGTTGTGCATAAAGATCTTTGTACAAAAGAAGGCACAATTAAATCTCACTTTGGTACACTAAGGTCAGTGTATCATAAACTAAAGGAGCTAATCGATGAAGAAGAGAAACTCTTTTCCTCGGACAGCCGTTGTGGCTTTGAAGACTAAAGTCTATACGCAAGTAAAGGCTTTAGATAAATCCTATTGGACTAAGGATAAATACGCTCGTCTGGAGCGTAATATGCTTGTCTATGGGAGACCTTCTAGCTAGGTCATAGCGAGGGCGACATCATCCCGCGGGATTCGCAGGGGTCTCGTGGGATGAACGCTAAATGCATATGATAGTGCATGACCATGTACTGTCACCTGCACTTAGCAGGAGAAAGAGAGTACTAATGATAATGACTCACGAAGATTCCAAAACAGTGATTGAAGATGTGGATAAATTAGATCCACATAATGTGCCAGATTTAAATGGCGCTCATCCTGCTTTGAATCACAAACTAGTACACCAAATTAGCTATAAAGCTAGATGGGGTAGCAAAGTCGGTAAAGATTGTGTTAGTCTTGACCATGCCTTATGTAAATGGCTAGGTAAAAGACTAGTTCACTTAGGTATGTTTACTGATTCTTATGTAGAAGGCTCAGACTATAATACATGGAGAACGCAGTTAATCGCCGCTGGAGTTGCGTTGTATAATTACACCAAACTTCATAATATCGATGATGATGCTAAAAGAGATAAAGTAATCAGTGAAGCTAAAAGTAACCTTCATTGGATCGCTGATAATCTCGGTCATTTCTGGGACTAAAATAAAGATACCCTATCCACTTAAAGCAAGAAGTGGGTAGTCATCTCTATTTTAGAGAGCAATTCAGACAAAGGAGGATAATATGTATGAATTGAGAAGCTCTGATATGGGCACTCCACCATTCGTGATTATAACACAAGGTCTCGAAAACTATGGCGCTCCAAGATGTGGAGATCCAGATGTCCTTGATAATCATCCACATTGGAAACTCAAAGGCGGTGAAACTTACATCGTCAAAGGTTTAGATCGAATGCAAGATGCTATCGCATATATCCAATTTCACAAATGTAATGTGAATGATGGGTGGATAGAACACGTATCTAAATCATGCACTCTAGAAGAATGGATAGCTGAATTCGAGGGTCATCATGATCAGCTTGCTAATGAGTTAAATTACTGCAAGCATATAGATGTGACTGATGGTATACATTCATTCTTCAATAATAAAGACTAAAATGAAGATTTATATCCATTTATAAATACTTAAGTGGATATAGATCTCTATTTTAGAGAAGAAAGGAAGCTAATCACTATGAACTTACCAGACGATAGTCTAGCATTTAATAGATTTGTCGAAAAGTATGGTTATACTTTTGGCCATTTTATTAATGTTGACGGAGTATATCGAGCCTTAAACTTGACTAATATGCAAAAGTATGGTTTAAGTAAAGAGCAATTCATAAATGAACTAAAAGAGGAGAGTAAATGAAAGTAAATAAAATACTAGGAACACTAATGGCTTGCG